TCAAACTTAGCCCTTATCATTTCCAAAGTCTCAGGTATATCGCTATCTTGAAAGTGTAGAGTAAAAGGACCGCCATCATTCATAAAATGAATAGTCACTAAGAAGGTTTCTACATGAGGATATAGCTTCTTGCAAGCTAGATGGTACATTCTAAGCTGAGGGTCTTTTTCTAGCTTAGCATGAGTCTTCTCTTTTCCTGTAGCCCAGTCAAGCCTTCTCCCAGTCTTCCAGTCAATTATCTCATAGACTCCATCGCCAACGTCGGTGATTAAGTCAATAGTACCCTTTAGTGCTAGATGGCCTTTCAATATACTTCCATCAGAAAGCTCATACTCGTACTTGGCCCAGTCTTCTTCTATTTCAAAATCAAAGTGCGGCTCAGCTTCCACAACATTTCTATTCTTAGGATCAAAAAAGCCATCGTCATCATCAAATATTTTCCAGACCCATTTCCGGCAATGCTTCAAGTCTAGAGGTTTCCAATCATGATGTGTAGTTCTAGAAGTGTAATATTCATATACTGTATCAATAATTTGATCTAGATATTCTGGGTCGTAGTTAGAAGTTTCTATCTCTCCAATTTCATGATCTTCAAAAACTGCATGACCATCCTGCAGCGCTTTCTTTGCAAGGGCGCACAGCTCAAGAACCTTATGAACAATAGTTCCTTTATCCGCTTTCTTTCCAGAAGCGCCCCTCCAGCCTAAGTTGTACTCCATGTAATATTGCATGGGACACATTCTATGAGAGTTGAAAGAACTGCTTCTAAAGTATACGATAGGTATGCTCATTGTTGCTCCATTATAGGTACTACATTGGGTAAGTGACTGATAGCATCACCAATCATTTTTATTTGCTTTGCTACAGTAATATCCTTATTGTCAACAACAGCATCACAAAGGTTAAGGCAACCTTCTATCTCTTTCTCACTAGAGTGAGTATCAGATTTTTCATATGGATCTCTAGTCAATCCTACTATAAATCCACCTGCTTCTTGAAGCTTGACAATCTCATTCTCAAACCTCACGTCGCAGACTAGTGCTACTTCAGGATTATCTTTCTTGATTTTTCTTAGTAAGCTTTTTATCCAGATGTCTGGATCAAGTGTCCTAAATATGTCTGTTCCGACATACTGTAAGACCTCTCTAGCTGTCATTTTCTTACTTTTAATATTATTTTTTGCATCTCTATAAGGTATATCTCCCCAATATAGATCTGTAGGAGAGTTCTTTTGCTCATCTGTTCCGTATGCTTGACCGTACTCTAAGCCAAGTATGTCTATACAGAGATCTTTTAGTGTGTCAGCAAGGCCATATATTTTAATAAATGATCCCAGACTGTCATCGAAAAGCTTTTTTACATTCAGATTCTTTTCACTGAATTCAAACCATTCTTTTCCATCTTTCTTTTCTCCAAAGATATCTGTTACCTCTATCTCTCCTCTTTCAGATAGTCTAGTAGACTTACTAATGCCAAGTTCAGCTATCTTCAGCGCGACTATGTAGTTGCAAGCAGTATTTTTACCACTTTGCTTCTTGCCGGCAAATCCTAATATTTGAGTCATACTAATCCCTACTATAATATTGTTCTAAAATTTCTATTCTATCTTCTGCGTCAGCTAATGTGCTAAGAGCCTCATCAAGGTTTTCATAAAGATCACCTGTAGAGTGATCTCCGATTCCAGCTGGGTGATCTAGTAAAATCGAAAGCGATGCCAATGCCTTGTCTCTATCAGAGAAGGCCTTATTGTAAAGGTAGTCTATCGCATTTTCTTTATAAGAGCTCATTCAAATTTCCTTATATATATTCATAGCATTTTCAATAAAGGGTTTAATGTCGGATGTGACCGTATCAACATTTAGTTCTGCAATGTCTGCTGCATCAAAACTTGGGAAGTAAAGCCTATACAATCTTCCACATTGTTCTTCTATCTTCTTGGCTGCTTTTTGCCCAGCATCATCATTATCCATTAAGCAGACTAATGATAAAGCGCCAGACTCATCCAGTAAGTTTTTCTGATCGTTGTTGAACGCTGTTCCAAATATAGCAACGACGTTGTGTATTCCTGCCTCTGCTAGTCTCCATACATTTCCGGGAGACTCAACAAGGATAGCAACTCCTGTCTTGGCAATCTCATCTTTGGCTACCCAATAATTATACAGCCATTTCTCTTTTTGGAACCCCTTGCTGTGCATCCATTTTGGAAAATGTCTACATTTTTCTTTAGGGTCATGATAGTTATTGCATTTAGGACATTTGTCAAATATGCTTCTGCCTGTGCAGCCAACAATAAATTCATGATTATTATCATAAATAGGAACTACTGCTCTTTGATACATAGGCTTTCTTGGATTAGTACAATAGCCAACGTCGTAGTCCTCTAAAATCTTGGCAGAAAACCCCCTGTCTAGATAGTACTTGCACGGAACTTCCACTCGGTCTCGATACATTTGCTGAGTTATGCCGCTTTTCTTAGCAGCTTCAGAGCTAAGCGTATTCACTAAGTTGTTGAAGTGGAGTTTTTCTACATTATGATTATCAGCTTCGAGTGAGTCAAAGTCCTTTTTAAGAAACTTGAGTAAGAAATCAACAGACTCCTTAAAAGTAGCCTCCTTATCTCCTTCCTTTTCCCATCCATAATTAACTCTAGATAGAATCCCTCTGACTAGATCTATCATCCCATTGCCAAACACTTCTTCGCATTGATGGGTTCTGCATTTATAGTGTACCTTAAACTCTCCGTTCGGATAAAAGTTCAAAGCGGTTGGATTGTCTCCTCCATGTATAGGACATACAGACTTCATAAGAATATCATTCCTATAAGAGATACTAAGTCCAAAATATTGATATATTTGGTCTATGTATTGTCCTGCAATTTTTGCTAGAGTTCTAACCTTAGCATAATCATATTTTTTAGAATGCGACATCTTCTGAGTCATCAAAAAGTTCTCCATCTTCTGTAGCACTTACGCCACTATCAAGTTCAAAGGCAGTCTTTCCTTCAGTAACCTTACCGATTTTGCCAGTGAGTTCTACGTTAATATAGTCTCCATAATCAAGCCCTTCTCCATGCCTTGCAATCAGAGGCACTAGCTTTCTGTTTCCATTCTCAGGGCCATCTTTTGCTATCTCTTCATCAGACTTATGTTTATATATACTGAAGTTAGAGCAAAGCCATATGATTCTATCAGAGCCTGAAGCTGTGTCAGTGCTCTCTTTTGTTATACCATCTCTATTCAATTGGATGAAAGTAAGTATAGGCACTTCGTATTTAAGAGACAGATTATGTAGGGCTGTTATCATGAAGCCAAGGATTTGAAATTCTTTCATATCTCCTTTGATTTCACTTGAGTCCATAAGTTTAAGGTAATCGTATATAATAACACAATCGTTTGCCTTACCCTTATCATTTAATCCTACAACCCTACTAATCCATCTTCTCATTATTGCAACTTGCTCTTCAAATGAAGCGCCGCCAATAGTCTTAAAGTAATACGGAATATCCTTTATTTCTCTTGCTGCTTCCATGACCTTCTTTTTCTTAGCTGGGTCATCAGCAAACTTTCCAGTCTCAATGTCATTAATTGGAACACCAGACAACATAGCCATCATCCTGTGTTGGTGGTCTTCCTTTCTCATCTCGGTGTCTAGATTCAATACTGGAGTTCCTTCTTTTGCAATATGTATGCCCATATTGTCGGCAAGCAAAGTTTTCCCAGTCTTAGGTCTAGCGCCAATAACATTAACTGTACCTTTTCTCAACCCTCCTCCGATTGAAAAATCGTATCTAGGGAATCCTGTAGATATGCCTATCTGATCGACCGACTCCTCTGCTAACTCCTCTAGGTGTGCCTCAACATCATCGAACATCTGTGTTGGAGACTCATCTTCTCCTGCAATAACAGAGGTCACATCCATGACGGCATCTTCAGCGATGCCAAGTATTTTTGCTATGGGTTCATCACCCTTGATGTCTAAGTACTTTTGTTTGGTTATGTCAAGCTGGTCGTACATCATTCGTGCTATTTCAAGCTTGCGAACCTTAGCGGCAAACTTTCTCAAGTTTTCCAATAGCACTGGAAACTTTATGACAGAAGACATATGTTGGACTTCTTGCGTATTGAAGAAGTCTGAAAATCCCAGCTCTTTAGCCGCTGACATCATTGTTGGTGCGTCTAGTGATCGAGAATCGTCTATCTCAAGCACATGCTTCATACATGAATACAGCACTACATTAGATTCATCCGTGAAAGACGACTCGCTAATAATGTCTGATACATCGTAATAAGCTTCAGCCCCATATCTAAATATGCCTGCTAGTATAGCTCTTTCTGCTGGTAAGTCGTTTAACATACTATCTGCCACCTGTTACGCAACGGTTACACTTCCATCTTTCTCTATTGTATACTTGTGAGGGAAACATTTCAAAGTCTTTCCCACATGAGGCACATCTAAATTTCTGTTTCTTTACAGCGTTTCTCTTGCCTCTATTTGGATTTGGCTTTGCCATTTTGTCAGACGCTTCTGCATCGGCTAGCTCTTTTCTCTCATCTGCGGTAAGGCTTATACTCTGCATCATATCGTCAAATTTATTAACAGGAGCATTCTTGTTGGTAGCAGCAGGAGAGTTCTTTTTTCTCTTACCCTTGCC